TAAAATGAAACGTGTTTATCAAAGGTTATATGCTATTACATTATATAATCCTATGAGTAATGAAGAACAGCATAATCAAGTCCTTTTGCATGTAAAAGAGCATAGAACTATGCGTAAAAGAATTGATGAGATAGTTTATGTAGATGAGAATAATAAAGAATGGGCATTAAAAAGTATTGCACCAAATGACAGACGAACAACTTAAAAAAAATCTTTTAATATTTAGTTTATTATGTACGCAAAGTGAATTGTATGGTTATAGTTTAAAAGGTAAAGTAAAAGATGAATTTGCACGTCGCCTAGATAAATACTTAAGCAGCTCAAAACAATTACTAATCTACATTAATAAGCATATTGACGCAGATACATTAGAAGATAACTCACAAGAAATAGCAGAGTATCTAGAATCATTAACAAATAATCCTAATTAACATGCCAGACATTTCAATGTGTAAAGGAGAAGACTGTCCTTTAAAAGAAACCTGTTACAGGTATACAGCAGAATCATCAGATTATCAAGCATATTTTATGAAAATTCCTTATGATACTACTACAAATAGTTGTGATTATCATATGGAGATATGGAAAAAAGAAAGTATGACTCCTGAAAATCATGCTGAAGCATTATCTGAAATTATTAAGCATATAGCTGAAGGAGGTCAAGATGAGTAAGCAAACCGTTACAATTTGTAACCATCTGAGTAGTCCTAAAACATCGGACATCTGATAAGTTTTAGGAATGATACCAGGTAGTATAATACCAGTTAGTATAAAGTTTATACCCAATAAGGTATGATATTATCAATAGTTACTTAATTATACCTGATAAGGTATTAAAAGATGTGCAATTAGTGCAATTATGGTGCAATTATCCCTTGAAAAGTGCAATAAAACACACTTATAACGACTTAAAAATGTAATATGAAAGCAATAGTAGAATTTAATTTAGAAGATGTAGATGATCAGAAGAATCATCTAAGATGTATTAAATCAGCACACATGGCTGCTATGTTATGGGAGATTAGAAATAATCTATACAAACAATGTATGAATGAAGCTGAATTATCTAATGGTAGTATTGCAGATGTAGAAGAGGGTATAGATATAGTATTTGACAAATTAGATGATTTGTTTAATAGGTTTAACATAGACCCTGAAGAATTAAACTAATGATATTTAATCACGAAGCATGGGTAAAATGTAAGAAATGTAAAAAGTATTACGACTTAAGACATTCTGAATATTGCCCATACTGCTACACACAAAACGTATGATGTATTTTGTAGGTAATACAGAACTTATCAAGACAGACTTGTATGAATTATCTACAATAGAAAAATGTAAAGAGTGGCTAGATACTTTGACAGAGGTAAATCTAGACGTAGAAACTCAAGGACATTTCAATCACTTCAATAAAATCTTAATGCTTCAGTTAAACTGGGATGACATTACTTATGTAGTAGATGTTAGAACAGTAGGAATAGATAGTCTAAAGAGATTAGAAGATATATTGGTTGTAGGTCAGAATCTAAAGTTTGACTATAAGTTTCTTAAATTTTATGGAATAGAGCTGAATAATATCTATGATACTATGCTAGCTGAGGCATGTATAACTAATGGCTATGAAAATAGAGCATTAGGATTAGGACCTTTAGCTCAAAAGTATTGTGATATACAGCTGAATAAATCAGTAAGGAATCAGTTTGTGGGAATTGATTCTACTCCTTTTACTGAGCAACAAATAACCTATGGTGTAGGAGATGTAACATGTCTTACAGGCATTAAAACTAAGCAACTAGAAAGGATTAAAGAATTAAACATAGATATGTGGGTATCTAATGAGTTTAATGCTTGTCTTGCACTAGCTGATATAGAATATAATGGCATGGGGTTTAGCAAAGAAGCGTGGGTAAATCTTGCTAATAAAGCTCAGTTTAATGAGAATGATTATACTGATAAATTAGACGAATTGGTTCGACAAGAACCCAAATTAGCTAGATATGTTAAAACTAGAATTCAAGCTAATATGTTTGCAGGTATTGAAGATGGGTATGAACATGAAAGAGATGTAAATATCTTATGGTCTAGTCCTACACAAGTCTTTAAACTATTTAAAGATTTAGGATTAGAATTAGAAAGTACCAATGAAAGGTTTTTAACCAAGTATCAAAGTAAGTATCCATTAGTAAAGCAATTCATAGACTATAAGAAACAACAGAAACTTGTTACTACTTATGGCTTGGATTTCTTAAAGTATGTTAATCAACATACAGATAGGATACATACTGCATTTTGGCAAATAGCAGACACAAGTCGTGTAACCTCAGGTTCTATAGAAGAAAGAGCTCCAAACATGCAGAATATCCCAGCTAAAATAGAATACAGGAATTGCTTTGTAGCAAGGCCTGGATTTAAAATGGTAAGCTGTGATTTTAGCGGCCAGGAGCTTAGATTATGTGCTGAAGGTAGCCAAGAGTCACTTTGGGTAAATGCCTTCCTTAAAGGCGAGGATTTGCACTCTAATGTAGCTTCTATGGTGTTTAAAATACCATTAGATAAGGTTAGAGATAAACCAGACTTCTTACGAGGTAAATCTTATAGAGATGCAGCTAAGACTGTAAACTTTGGTTTAATCTATGGAATGTCTAAGTTTAAATTAGCAGATACTCTGAGTATTGAAGTTAAAGATGCAGATAAGATAATCAAAGATTATTTTAAAGCAACTAAACATCTTAATTTATACCTTGATAAATGCAGAAAGTATGGTATGAAGAATGGATTTATTCGTTCATTTAAACCATATAGTATGATACGATGGTTTCCAAAGTGGGAAACTATTGTAAAGACAGGAGATTTTAAATCTATTGGTGAGATAGAACGTGCTAGTATGAATACTCCTATTCAGGCTAGTGGTGCACAAATGACTAAACGTGCATTACATCTCATTCGTAAGTATATAAAAGCTCATGACTTACAGCATAAGATATATCTTGTAATGACAGTACATGATCAGATTGATTGTGAGGTTCAGGAGGACTTTGCAGAAGAATGGTCTAAAATTCAACAAAATATTATGCAAGAAGCAGGTGCAGAGATTATTAAATCTATTCCTGTTCTTAGTGATATAACTATAAGTGATTCATGGACGAAGTAAATATGCCTTCTACATTTGTAGATAAGGTAAAAAGAAAAACTTTTATCATAAGAGAATCAGGAAGGAGTACAGACTTTATTTCACCAAGCTTTGGACATGGCTGTTTGTTTGATTGTAGTTATTGCTACATGAAAAGACATAAGCCCTATGGCTTGGATGTAGCTACAAACACAAATGATATATTATATGAGATTAACTCTCATGCATACTTTACAGTAGTAGATAAACCTAATCAAACACATGAGCAGTTTACTACCTATGATATAAGTTGTAATGAGGACTTTGGTCTACATGCTAATAAATATCACGAGTGGGAAAAGATATTTGAATTCTTCAAAAATCATCCTGTAGCTATGGGTTCTTTTGCTACAAAATTTGTAAATTTAAAGTTTCTAAACTATAATCCTGAAGGTAAAATCAGGATTAGATTTAGTCTAATGTCACAATTCTATGCAGATTATTTAGAGCCTAATACTAGTTCTATATCAAAAAGAATTTTAGCAATAGATAAATTTATTGAAGCAGGTTATGACGTGCATATAAACTTTAGTCCTGTAATAGTAGTAAATGGTTGGTTAGACCGTTACAAAGCTTTATTTGAAGAAGTAGAAGCTAATGTTACACATAAGAATAAAGTTAAAGCAGAAGTCATATTCTTAACGCATAATGAAAATAAGCACAAGTATAATCTTATACATGATAAGAAAGGTGAACATTTATTATGGAATCCTAGCATACAAGAGAATAAAATATCTCAGTATGGTGGTATTAATATTAGATACAAACATGTGCTAAAAGCTCAATACATAGAGCAATTTAAAAAATTACATAAGGAAATAATTCCTTGGAACACAATTAGATACATATTTTAGTTATGGAAAAAGAAAAAAAGTTATTTATAATTGATGGTTATAGAATTTGGGCTTATACACATGAAGAAGCCATGGAACATTATAAAATGATAATCAGATTTTAATATGACAAACTTTAGAGAATTAGTAAGCTATGCAAGAAGTGTAGCAGATAATCATCCTGATTTAAAAGATGAAATTGATGGATTAGTTGATTTGTGTTGGTCAGAAATAGAAGAAGGTGGTTCAATACAACATGAAATAAATTTATGTCAAAGAGATATTGATTCATTAGTTGCAGAAAAAGTATGAAAGAAGACATATTACAATCCCAGTTAAAGGATGTAGAATTATATGGTGATTTTAAATCTCACAAAGCAGAAATAGATGCAGAAGATTTAAGTTGGATATTACAGATATTATCTACTAATTTATATTCAGACCCTATTGGTTCACTCATTCGTGAGTATAGTTCCAATGCATGGGATGCTAATGTAGAAGCAGGTAATAAAGATAAACCAATTGAAGTAGGCTTACAGACAAGTAAAGACCAAGGTACTTATTGGTATGTTACAGATTTAGGCCCAGGTCTATCTCCTGAAAGGATAGATGGTGTGTATAGAAAGTTTGGTAAATCTACTAAGAGAGATAGTAATGAAGCTATTGGTATGATGGGCTTGGGTAAATTCTCAGGTCTTAGTTATACTAATGAGATTTATATTACTACTCGTGTAGATGGTAGAGAGTATGAATATTTGATGCATAAATCTGATGGTGTACCTCAGATTGATTTATTGATTGATAAACCTACAGATAAACCTAATGGTACTACAATTAAAGTATTCTTAGGTAATGGTTATCATGATAAAAGAGAATTTAAGAATAAGATACTTGAACAATTAGCTTATTTTGAGAATGTTTATTATAATATAGATGATATGCCTGGTATTAATCAAGAGATTAAATTGATTAAAGGTAAAACATTTACATATAGTAATAAAGAATCAAGAGATTTAAGAATTAAATTAGGTCCTGTAACTTATCCTATTGACTCAAATGTTATAAAATCTGTAAATAGTAGTTTCTTTTATTTGTATAGAGGTCTAGCATTAAACTTTGAGATTGGTGAATTAGCTATTACTCCTAATCGTGAGTCTATCTTGTATAACAAGAAGACTATAGAAGTAGTAGAAAAAAGAATAGAAGAATTTAGAGCTGAACTAGTAGAGTTATATAATACTAAAGGTGCAGAATATGAAGATGTAAAAGCTTTTGTAGAAGCATTAAATAATTACAAAATAACTATTGGAGATAGTTCTTATTCTGTTCCTACTAACATTACTTCACTTGTAACTCCTACATTAAAAGGATTAGAAGGTATAGAGCTAAGAGCTAATTATACTTCTGCATTATTTCCTAATTATGGAGTTCATGCTGATTATAATGGTAGTAGAAGAAGTAAAGAATATAATCATAGCTTATATCCTGAAGAACTAACTAGTAGAGGCATACCAGCTTTATTAACTGATACTATTGCAGTAGATCCTAAAAAAATGAAGTATATCTATGAGCAAAATGTAGATAAGAGTAAAGTAGGACATGGCATGAAGATTATTAAACGTAATAGTAAAACTAAATTAAAGAATTACTTATCGTATAATAATAATCTAGATAAAAACTGTTATTACTATATACTATCACTAGATAAAGTACATAAAAGTAAATGGCGTGAGACTATTAAGAAGTTTCAAGATTGGGAAAGAGCTTATGTAGAATCTAAAGTTGTAGATTATAATAAAGTAACTGTTCCTAAAGCTTGGCTTGATTCACAAAAGACTGTATCTACAAGTAGTAATATAGTAGCATTGCGTAAAGCTAGTGGTAAAATCTTAATGTATTATGCTGAAAAGTCTAGTAGATGGGGTGCAATAGCTAGTTTTAATGGTAGAGATATGCATATATCTAATCTAGAAAAGCAAAAGAATTTTATAATTTATGGTGAAGAATTATTCAAAGATGAATTGAAGAAAGCTTTTGCAATGCTTTATGATTATTCTAATATTAGAGTAGTTGTAACTGCTGAAAAGAATCATAAGTATCTTAAACTATTTCCTAACTATATGCATGTAACAGAATTTCTAAAAGGTAATAATAAATACTTTAGAAGATGTGTTGGTGCATATATGCTAAGAACTATGTATGGTCATAAAGATTCTTTCTATGCTTGTAAAGATTTATTAAAACATCTTAATTTAGAAGTTTATAATGAATTTACAAGTTTACATAAAGAAGCTAATGCCTTGCAAAGTAGTTATGAAAGAAATGTAAATTCAAGTAATAATGATAAATTTATCTATAAAGAATTTATGGATAAAGCTCTTGCAGAAGGTAAGGTAGATTATAATTGTTTAGATAAAGCAAATAAACTTAAAGCTATTCAAGATAAGTTTGAGTTTATTACTTTAGTTAAACCTAATGGTGCTTATAACTATTATTATGATAATGCTCAAAAAGATTTTGCAGTATGGATTGCTAAAAAGAAACAAGTAAAATTAAGTCTTAATCATTATTTAAAACAAGAAGAAAATGACACTACACGAAGTGAAGGAACAGATGATTCTGAAGATTCCACGATTGACTAAAGGTAAAAGAAGCCAAGAAACAAAATATGATTATTTTGGTAATAAGATAGATATTGGAGATGTTGTGCTTAGATTTTTTAGTGCTAGTCCAGATATAGGTGTAGTAGCATCTGTATCAGATAAAGGTATAGAGATAACTTGTGAAAGATTTACAAGAACTTCTACTTATAATAAAACAGGTAGTTCTACTTATGTAGATACTAGTATACCTTATTATGAAAGAGATTTTAGTAATGCACTAAAACAATTAGCTATGCATAATAGTACTAAAAGAGTATGGTGTTATAGTAATAGCTCTCAAATAAAAACTCAAAACCAAGTAGTTAATCTTACTAAATTAAACCTAATATAAACACTATGAAAATTTTAAAAATTGATGGTACTATTACTGTTATCTTGAATAATGGTGAGGTAATCACTCGTACAAATTGTTCTGAGGAACTATTTAGCGAGGTACTTAGTTGTGCAAGAAATGAAGATGAAGCTACAATTAGACAGCTTCTTGTTCCTGAATTGTGTGCTGAAGAAAGAAAGTTTGTAGCTAAGAAACATGCTATTGAAACTATTGAAGAGATGGTAAATAAGTTACCACATATCTTTGAAAAAAGAGGTAATGCCTTGTATCGTACAGGTATTAATTTAAGTATTCCTGAAGGACTAGCATTAGAGTTTGTAACAACTTATGATGCATTCTTAACTGCAGGTACAGATGGATTTCTAGATTTTGAAGAAACTTCTCCATTCCAGGCATTAGATAATTTCTGGATGTGGTGTGCATTGAATCCTAATCCTGAAAGTCGTGAAGATTTGTTTAGATTCTTATCTAAGCATAACATGAAGATTACTAACCAAGGTATGTTCTTAGCATATCGTAGAGTAGTATCTACTAACAATAGTAATAGAGATAAAGATTTGATTAGTTTTATTTCTAACAAGTATGTACAAGTTAAAACTAAGTGGAAGAAAAATCCTTCTCACTATGAAGTACATGAGTTGAATAACAACTTTGAGTTACGTCATGTAGATGCAAACTCTGATGTAGAGATTACATATATTGGTAACCTTCAGGATTTATATCTTGAATTACCTAACATGACTCAAAGTCAATTTACTGATGCACATACTCATACTATGGACTATCGTATTGGTATGGAAGCTAGAATTCCTCGTTATGAAGGTAATCAATCTAATCAAGTAACTTGTTCTAAGGGTCTTCATGTAGCTAGTAAAGAATATAACTATTCAGGCTTTGGTGATACAGCTATTATGGTAGCAGTAAATCCTATGGATGTATTAGCTGTTCCTCATGGAGAAGATGGTAAGCTTCGTACTTGTGCATTTACTCCTGTAGCTGTACTAGAAATGAATGAAGAGAATCAAATCTTAGAAGGAGATATTGATGTAGCAGATTTATTATTTGCACATTATGATGAGCAAGTAGATAATCTTCGTGACATGGTTGAGAATAACACTGCATATGAATTACATGTTAATCATATCTTAGGTGTTAATAGTGCAAGTGAATTGCATAGCATTCTAAATAATTTAGAATATATGCAAGATGTAATTAATAATAGAGTAACGCATATTTAAAATGTTAGATAATAAAAGAGACGAAATTCAAAATAACGCTGTAATCTCTTGGGCAGAAGCTGGGAAAAAAGGTACTCTTAACTTGAGTACTGGTATTGGTAAAACATTTTGTTTTATCAAAGCAACTCGGCTTTTGCCTAAAGGTTCTAAAATCTTATTTCTTGCTGAAACTAGTCAAAGGAAGTTTGACTTACATAAGGATATAATGTTCTTTAAGAAATTATTTAAGTATGATTTATTAGTAGAACATGAATTAACATTTATGTGTTATCAGTCAGCTTATAAATTACTAAACACAAGCTGGGATTTAGTTTGTGCTGATGAAATTCATATGAGCTTTACTCCTGAGTATAGTAAGTTCTTTAAAAACAATAGTTATAAGCACATCTTAGGTCTATCTGCAACAGTGGATAGAACTACTAAGTATGTTGATGAAGAGGGTGTAGAGATAAGTAAAGGTGATATGGTAGATATGTATGCTCCTGTATGTTTTAAGTATACACTTAATGATGCAGTAGCAGATGGAACTACTAAGAAGCTTCGTATCTTTATTATCAATCATCATTTAGATCCTGAGAAAAAGATTGTACTAGCAGGAACTAAGGCTAAGCCATTTATGACTACTGAGAAAGCTGCATATGATTATTGGGATGCAGAGTTTAAAAGAGCATTATTCTTACCTGATGGACAAGCTAAAACATTTAAGATTAGAAATACTTCAGCAGCTCGTGCTAAGGTATTATATACATTATTTTCTAAGGTAGATGCTGTAAATAAATTACAAGCTGCATTAGAAGGTAAAACTCTAATCTTTGGTAATAGCATTGATACACTATTGTGTGTAACTAAGAATGTTATTAGTAGTAAGAATAAGCCAGCAGATAATGAAAAACTTAGGACAGATTTTGACAAAGGTAAAATCAAAACTATAGGTTCATTCAAGATGCTGAAGCAAGGTGCAAATCTTAAGTCGTTAGATAATACTATTATCATGTCTTACTATAGTAAAGAGTTAGATATGATTCAAGCCATTGGTCGTCAGAGAGTTACAGACTCAATAGGCAATGTATTTATCTATGTAACTGCTGGAACTCAGGAAACTAAGTGGTATAAGTCTGCAATGGAAAATATAAATAATTATGAAGAAATCCACTGTGCAAACACGGAAGATTGTATCTACAAATACAAGGAGCTTATCAAACAAAATAAACAAGCAAAAGAAGAAAAGTTCGCAGAAAATTAGTAATTTTGAGTATCTCGCTAAATTAGAAAGTGAGGATAGATACTTAACTTATAAAAATCTTGGCTATGTTTAATTTATTTATTATTTTTGCAATCTTATATATAGTAGGCCGCCTTAATGGATGGTATATTAAAAATGTAAGATTTGACGGCATTTACTTTTATTATACAATAAGGACTTGGAATCCTGCGTATAATGAATGGAACACACAAGTAGCTAATATATGCTTGTGGAAATATGGAACTAAAAATCCATTTTAATACTTTAATACTTATTCAATGAATATAAACATAGACTCTGAGAGTCTTGCTGAAAAGGATTTGAGTCCTAATGAATATTGTATATTGGCTTGTATTAAAAATGGTAAGAATCCTAAAGATGTATTCTGTTGTATTACAGATGAAACATATCTTATTCTTGCATGTTCAAGCTATTTGAGGGAAGATCCTTTTGATGAATCAACTTATCCATATAAGTTGACAGGAGAAGGTTTAAAATTATTTGAAGACCCAAGTGACTTTAATGCTTTTGTAGAGGAATATAGAAATTTATTCCCTAAAGGTGTTAAGTCAGGTAATGGTACTCCTATTAAGGGAGATAAACAAGGTGTAGTAAAGAAGATGGAATGGTTCTTACGAACTTATCCTGAGTATTCTAAATCTACAATCCTTGCAGCTACTAAAATTTATATTCAGCAAATGGAGCGTAGAGGTTATGTCTATATGACTCAAGCAGATTATTTCATTCAGAAAGAGAATGGTAGCAAGCTTGCAGCTATGTGTGAAGACTTTGATGCTAAAACTGCTAATATGGTAACAACAGGAGAAAGAAGAAGATGAGCATATTTAAAGCTGTAAAGCACCAAATTAAAAAGAATAAACAGGTTAGATTAGATGGGGGGTACACTTGTGTCCCCTTCATCCTAATGCCGGGTCTTGGCGAGATTCTTCCTGGTGTAGAGCAAGAGAAATATTACATTGTAACTGCAAATAGTAAAGTCGGTAAGACTAAACTAGCAGACTTCTTATTTGTCTATAACCCATATGAATTTGCATCTACTGTAGAGTCTGATATTAAAGTAAGGATTTTCTATTTTTCTTTAGAGGTATCTAAGGAAGAAAAGATGGCTCAATACTATAGTTACAGATTATTTAAAGACCATGGAATTGTTATATCTCCTGAGAAGTTAAAATCAAGATTTCAGAATTACATTTTGGAAGATGAGATAGAGGCTTTGATTGATTCATATGATGATGAGATGGAAAGATTTGAGTCTATGGTTACCTTTATAGACAATATAAAAAATCCTTACGGTATTTATAAGTATGTAAGGGATTATGCCTATAAGAATGGTAGTCATATTGACAAGAATGGTGCAACTATTCCATTAGCTGATTTAAATAGTAATGAACCATCTATAAGAGATAAAGCTAATTTATCTATTGTAGACTACATTCCTGATGATCCTAATGAATATGTAATTGTAGTAGTAGACCATTTGAGTTTGTTGCATACTGAAAGAGGACAGGATTTATGGACAACCATGTTTAACTTTAGTAGTAAGTATTGTCTTGCTATGAGAGATAGATGGAGATACATTCCTGTTGCTATTCAGCAGCAAGCAGCAGATCAAGAAAAACAACAATTCACTTTTAAAGGTGATAGTGTAGTAGCTAAGCTTAGACCAAGTCCTGATGGTCTAGCAGATTGTAAACTTACTCAGCGTGACTGTAATGTAATGCTAGGTTTATTTGCTCCTCATAGATATAAGATAGAAAACTATGAAGGATATAATATAGATAAACTTGGTGATAGTTACAGAGAATTATGTGTAATGTTAAATCGCAGTGGTTCAGGTTTTATAAATTTAGACTTATATTTTAATGGGGCTTCTAACTA